CACCTGGAGGAAATGATTGGTTATACAAAGGGTCAACATTTGTTCCACCAGAGCCAGTGATACCAGCCTTTTTTCTAGGAGCCATTTTAGTTTCCCATCGGACGGTAAGTTTTATTTACAGTGCTTGTTGTTGTTTTGACTCCAGCAAAATTACGCTTAGCCACCTTGTTTGGATTAAATTGTGTATCTAGTTTTGCAAGGTCTGCCTTAAGTTGTTTTTTATCTGCTGGTGTTTCTGCAGTATCAATAAGCCAAGAACGTTTATTCATATAATTGTCTCTGCGATTTGCCATTTTATTTCCTTAACTGTATTGGTCTGACCATTGGTTTGAGAATGCTTCATCTAAATTAATAGATTGGCGTTGGTTAATCTGTGCTTGAGTTGCCCAACGATTCTGAGCAAACTGTCCTACCTTTGAAGAGCGTTGCATTAATTCACGGATGCGAATGATTGCAAACCATAATGCCATAACGCAGTCGGTTGGATTTTTAGTATCAGGCTTCCAAGTAATGAGTTCTTGCACTAAAGTCTTTAGACCTTCAGAGCCTTCATTGCTTGGGAGTTCGATTAAGTTGTTATCTTGGAATCGTCCATCTCGTGTGTTGCCAAATAATGAAGCCATTGAGGCTACACCAAATGATGTGTCCCACTTGTTCTTGCCAGTAAAGTGTGAGTTAAGTTGACATCCGTGGATTGATAAATAATTACGCAAGTTGTCATCTAATGCGTAAGCCTTCTGATGTGCGTTGATTTCAATACGCAGTTCCTGTGGCTTGTATTTCTCAACCCACTCTTCAATTAGGTTCTGAATCTTTTGCGGAGTTGGTTCGGTCATATTGACACAATCCAAAACATAAATTTTTCCGTCAGACTTGTTGTATGTGCAAATAACTGCACCAGTGGCACCTGCCATAGCAGGGTCAAGTCCCATAACTGTATACGCACCCTCAAGGTGCTTTGGGTGTCCTGGAGTTCCAGCCTTTAGCGGACCTCGTTTTCGCATTCCGTTGACGGAACCTGCGACACAAGAAGGGGCAAAGATTGAATCTTCGGTGACATCTTCTTGCTGGTAGACCATAGCCCATACCGATGGGGATACCTGAGAGCGTCTCTTAAAGAGAGAAGGTCCGTCCCACTTGGGAAAATTTCCATTGGCTAGTACGTCATCCTTGTCATTTTCTTGGCGGTCAGTTTCTGCCCACAAGGTTTTCCACGCTTCAGGCTTTTCATCAAATTCTAAAACGGCTGGCATAGCGCAGTAGGTAAAGGGAGAAACCCCACCCGACCACTGCCCTGGGTCACGCAGCATCTTGTACAAGTCAACTGGTGCCACTCTGGTTCCCACAATAATTAACTTACCGTGGCGACCAAGACGGGTGATAACTTCTTTCTGAAGCCATTCCATCTGCTTTTCCCACTCGTGGGCGTTGGTGCCCATCACAGCATCGTCGACAATAATCAAGTCGGCACGAGCACCGTAAATCTGAGAACCGATACCTAAGGCTTGAACCGTAGGGTCTTTCTCGCCAGAGTCGCGTCCTGTACCTAGGTAAAACATATCTGCCGCCCACTGGGTAGCATCCTTCTGGAATCCACCATTAGGACCAAAGGCGGTCTGGAGTTTCATATAGGCTGGGTGGCTAAGTCTGGTTTTAATTGCACCAAGGAACTTGCGAGCCATACCCTGAGTCTTTGAGACAATAATTATGCGGATGTTGGGATTTGTAACAATTCGATACACGGCATAGTTAATCGTAATGGTTGTAGACTTGGCGTGCTCAGGCGGTACGTTGATAAGTACACGGTCAGGGTCTGACGGTTCATAAGTCATACCTGCGGGTTGCCATCTAGGTTCTACCCCGTCAATCAGGTCAAGCCAGTTTAACTGATGAGGGAACATCTTAGAGTCTAAGAACTGGTCACAGAAGTCTACAAAGTTAATATCCTTGAGTTCTTTCAGGTCAGCCTTAATGCCTTTACCAGCAAGTCGAGCCTTATCAGCCCTATCTTTGAATTCAGAGTCCTGCATTGACCATTGGCGGAAGGTAACATCGTTACGACCTACGGCTGCCATAGCGGCGGTAATAGTTGCCCCTTGCTCTAGGAGCAGGAGCATCTTCTCTTGGGCTTCAACCTTAGAGATATTTTGAATCCCAGGCTTTCGCCCTCTGTTAGCCATAATAGAGTCCCCTATATCGGTATAATAACGCTATCGGGTTAACGGCATAACTCTGGCGTTTACTCAACATTAGTCATTAGTTATTTATATATTATAACTAAAGACTTGCGGAATCAAAGGGAGCAAGTCTGCTCTTTGATTCATAATGATAATTAATCATTACATATAAGATAACCTGTTGGAAGTGCCTAAACCGAACACAAGGTTCGGATATATTTTTAGAAAGTGCCCCTCTGGGGCTAAAAGTGCTGGTCAGAGTATATATAGCCCCCTACTGAATATAACAGAAAATTATGACTGAAGACATATACATACACGCATACGACCCTTAGCATACCCTGGGTCATAACTTATACGATTGTCTCTTTGTTTATTTGTCGACATTACATAACTGACTGAAATGACTTAAGACCTAAGGCACCTTGGGGGGTGCCATTGTTATTTATAACGTTTTGTTATAATGAAATTCTGAATTGCATTTGGGACACTATCTCCCTCCATTATTTGCGGGGGGTTATTTGTTCCCCCTATCAAATCCGACGGGGGGAATCATTCTTCAATTGTCGACATATCTACATTCTCAAGGGTTGGAATGGTGTGATGCATATCACATCGGAAATGGTAAGGAAATCCGATTCCATCCACTAGGCTCACCTTGTAAGTTCAAATCGGACTTAAGACACAAGAACAGGAGAACAAGAAGATGGCTAAGAAAATGACACTAACCGAGAAAGACCTCAAGGTCATTAAGGCATTGCTTGAGGATGAATACACCAGACTAACCGAGGGACTAGCGGATTCATCAGACATTTCAGATGTCATCATTCCATTGTTCAAGGTTCAACTACTTATTGAAAAGGCGGTCAAATAATGAACACAACAGCAACCAAGAAGAAGACAACAACAGCGGGAGACATATTCGCCAAGGGTTCCAAGGTTGAAAACCTCTCAACAATCACCAAGGCGTTGGAAATGGCTCACGAGATTATAGCCAAGGAAACAGGGGCACCCCGTGCCACTATCGTTACAGGAAGAAGTTCAACCGTACACGGGCATTTCACACCTTGGACCCCTTGGGCTAGTGGAGAAGAAACATTTCACGAGATTTTCATCACGATAGCCAAGCGCGAGGCTCGCGAGATTCTAGGAACATTACTACACGAGACGGCTCACTCTATCGACAATAAAGAAGGCGTAAAGGGCACAAGCGGGGACGGGTATCACAATCAGAAATTTAAGGCTCGCGCCGAGGGCTTAGGTCTCACAATCACACAAGCCCCGCGCATTGGGTTTAGTGTAACAACGGTGAGTGATGAATGCGTCGCAAGATGGCAGAAGGCTCACGACCTAATCGAGGAAGCCCTCCGCCTAACAGCAGACAACGGGCAAGGAACCGCGAAACCTAAGGGCAGAAATAAGAATTTGCTAGTGGCAGAATGTGGATGTGGTGAGAAGATTCGCCTATCTGCTAAGACTCTTAAGATGTGCGCCCCTAAGTGCCAAGAATGCGGAAATGAATTTGAGGTGAGAGGCTAAGTCTTAAGACACAATAGCCCCCGCCTTGCGGACGGATTCAAAATCCAACGGGGGCACAACTCTAAACCTAAGGTAGAGGGTTAGGTGTGATAGACATCACATCGGAAATGGTAAGCGATTACCCGATTCGATGGGAGGATTACACCAAGTAAGACCACGAGGGGAATCGTTCCTCTTGTGACTTAAGACAGGAGAACCAAGAAATGGAACCAACAGAGAACACAGGACGTGAGCAATTCATCGAGGATTACACCCTAGTAATCGACAATGACCAAGATTCTTACAATGAGATTATGGAAATGTCTGAGTTACTGGCGGGTAATATGTCGGGATTATCTGACAAGTTACGCGAACGCTTTGAGGAGTACGTCGGGCAGGTAGTAGAACGCGAGAAGGAAAACGGACAAGAGGCAGGGGCTTTACTAATCTCTCAAATGCTGATGAACTGGGGCGCGGGAACCTTTGACAAGATAGCAAAACATTACATCGGACTTAAGACAGAAAGCGAGGTGGCATAAATGATTAACACAGAGGAGTTCTTCACATTCGGATTTAACAAGTGGGACATTTGGATTCAGTCATACTTCGGTGATGTGTATCTACCTTGGCGAACTCTCATCATTGTAGGAATTATATTTATCGGATTCAAAATCAAGTCACGTCTTAAGACAGGAAAATAAAATGTGTGAACTATGCAACCGTAAAGGATTGGTGTTCACCGTCGAGGTCAACCAAGAAAAAAAGAAGGCGTGTTCGAATTGCATCTTAACTAATCACTACACAGGATGGAGTAAGTAAGTCTTAAGACATAAATGTGACGAAAGTCACAGCCCTAAATCTTGGAGAAAGCGCAGTGGTCGTGCCACTATTAGGGCACTGGTAACAATCCCGTTACCTACAAGCACAGGAGAATCAAGTGAAGAAAGCAGAACTCAAGGCAGGAGTTGCTTACTATGCAACCTCCCGCAATAATCAGATGTATACATTTCATTCATCAATACTTAAGACACACAAACAGCACGAACACAATCGTTACTATGTAATATTTGATGCAGAAGGACAACCTAAGACAGCATACAAAAGCGCAAGCGTTGTTTATATGACGAACTGCACAACCTATGGCAACGATTGCCCTACACATAAGACGGACGGAATCTTTACCAACTGCTACCGCACAGACTTCCGCTTGATGGATATTCGAGGCGAGTACTGGTCACTCATTAAAGATATGAACCAAGACCGCAAGAATAAAAAGACCAAGGACATCAGAGCAGAACGCTTACGTCGTATCGCTCAGCGCAATCAAGCAAAACAAGAAGAACCAATTAAGGCAGAATTCTATACTGTCTTAAGTCAGATTACTGGTGACCACTGCTCATCTTGGAACACACTGGGTGGATTTAGTGTCGAGGAAATGCAGAAGATTACCAACGCACTCAAGGCAGCACTGCCAACACTAACAGCGGTGGCATCTTAATGAAGGGTTACATAGTGCGCCTTAATAATAAAGACATCGGCAATGGCGCAACGAGTGGCACGATTGAATACCTATGCGGTGACTGCCTTATCCCCCTATCGCAATGCCAACACAGAGAGGATTACAAATGAATCTAACACGACGAGGTTGGGTTGTGCTTGTCATAATCCCAACGCTACTAACAATCGCTGGACTGTATTGGTTATCAGGTCATCTATGGTGGATGGGTGACCACTACTGTCTTAAGACATTAACCGAGTGTTACTTCCCTACCAAGTGATGAACGCAACCGAGATGAAAAGCGCACGCACGTACGCTAAGCGAGCACGAGAGCAACGCAATGCCAGTGCCACAGACCAAGCCTTTGACTACTGGCACGGCGTGATGATTCATTATGAATCCTTACTTAAGACAGAGGGAAAGAAATGATTTACCTAGCACTTGCACTACTACCAATAGTTTTGCTATCGTTACTAGGAATTATAATCAACGACCAATCAACGACAGGAGATATAGAATGACAACAGAAGAGACGCAAGCCTTAGCACTTAAGACATTACACGAAGCAATCCAAGCACTCAAAGATTGTGGGTTGATGACAGAGGGCGACGACGATGAGTGAGCCACAGTTAAATGACCCTTGGTTTTACGATGAGTCAGACTTTATTAAATGTAACAGTTGTGATGATACGTTCGACCATAATCTATACAACTCAAAGACCTGTCTTAAGTGTGAAGATAAACAAGTAGAACAGGAGAGAAAAAAGTGAGTCGAATTATTACAGCAGAAGTAGATGAACAATGGTTTGAAATACTAAGTCAGATTACCCGCCACCAAGACGGCTTCATATGGATAGGAGTAACCAATGCAACAGCAAATCCAGATAGTGTATGAAACAAAGGGCGTTAAGGTAGTCAACGTCTGGCTACCAGAGGGCACACAACTACCCACTGAGTGGAGAACTATGACATACCAAGCACAAGATGAATGGCTTTATGAACATCAATCAAAAGCCTTAACGTTATGGAGTGATGAGCACCAAGGGCAGGTAGTTAATGTGCTACCAGTCTCACGTCTTAAGGCAGTATGAAATTAGTAAGGCATAGCCTTGCAATCTACGCAGTATTTTTTATTGGCGGTGCTGGCGCACTATGGCTTCCCATACTAGGCTTTATAACAATTCTTTATTTTATAGGAGCAATCGGATGACACTACCTGACAAACGCTGGCACGCAGAGGGCAACTGCAACAACCACCCAGACCCAGACCTATGGCACTACGAGAACAGTGTCTACGCAGATGAGCAGCAACTACAGGTGTTACGTAGCGTTGAAGCAATAGCCCTATGTCGCACCTGTCCAGTCAAAGAGTTGTGTCTTAAGGAAGGACTAGAGTCTGACAACGTACAGTTTTGGGGTGGATGGGGCACTATCTGGGGTGGGTTACTGGCATCTGAGCGTTACAAACTACTAAAACACAGGGATAATCAAAACATTATCAAGTCGGAACAGAGACACAG